GGCTGACGACGCACTTCTCAAGAGCCACTTGAACTTAAGTGGGTGACTAAGCCGGAAGCACTTGAGTTGAAGTGGACCGGATGCGGATCCAAATCTCAAGTGGTGTGCTAGTGGGCGGGGCCTAAGGCGCGGACCTTGTTGAGGAAATAAAGTGGGCCCTAAAAGGTCCGCGCGAGTTTTGGTATATAAGGACTGAGGACTGAGGTTGCGGGTAATACTGTAACCGCAACCTCAGTCAAAATGTCTAAAGCGGCGAAGTGGTGTTTTACTTTGAACAATTATACTGACGAAGAGTATAAGAAGTTGTTGTCGCTAGGAGAGCGTTTGAATCCGAGTTATTTTATAATCGGCAAAGAAGTTGGAGAGAAGGGAACCCCGCATTTGCAAGGTTACATCAACCTTGGCAATAAGGGGCGCAGATCCCTACTCCAAATGAAGAAGGTACTGTCTGCTCGCGCGCATTGGGAGGCAGCGAAAGGCAGTGACCTAGACTCGCAGAAGTACTGTTCTAAAGAAGGAGACTTCGTCGAGGTCGGGACTCCACAAACTGCTGGTGCACGAAACGACATCCACGCCGCCTGTGCTCTACTGAAGGAGAAGAAGTCGGTCGCGGCTGTCGCAATGGAGCTGCCCACCACTTATGTCAAGTACCACCGCGGCTTGGAGGCACTCAACGCTGTGTACACAGACCAGGATGTGCGTGACTTCAAAACAAAGGTGACAGTGCTGGTCGGCAAACCGGGGACCGGAAAGAGCCGCTACGCACTTGAGACAGCAAAGAAACTCTACCCTGACTCTATTTACTACAAGCCGCGCGGTGAATGGTGGGATGGATATGACGGACATAAGTGTGTTATCATTGATGATTATTATGGCTGGCTGAAGTATGATGAGTTGCTCAAGATCTGTGATAGGTATCCCTATCGTGTCCCAATCAAAGGTGGGTTTAGGCAGTTTCGTGCACAGCACATTTTTTTCACCAGTAATGTTGAAATTGATAAGTGGTATAAATTTGACGGGTTCAAGATTGATGCAATTGCGCGCAGAGTTGAAGAATATTTCATTGATGAAATCCCCGAAATTGTGTCTGAACCCGAAAATGTCGAGGCTCAATTGATTGAGTTTTTGGAGTCCTCTCCTAGAGTGCCTATCCCGGCGCACAGTGCAGACCCGGGTGAAACCTAAAAAATTAACTCACCCCTGCGGGGCTTATTGATCAACTATAGTACCGCCTAGGCTCACTCCGCTCCGCTCGTGTCGCCATCCGGCGGCCATGACAATTAACTTTGTAAAGCATACGAAATAACATTGTGTTGTACATTTTATCATGTTTTATTGGTACAATAAACATCAACATGCATGTCATTTCAAGTGTCTGTTAAACATAAATAGGCTCACTACACTCCCAACGGGAGGTAGCAACAAAGTCACACAACATATGTACATTGCCGGTGGTCTCACGGTTAGCCGCAGAGCCAAACACACTAACTGGGCAAACCTCCTTGGGAAACAAAGTAAAGTCAAAAGACTGGTGTTTTTCCCAAGAGGGAATTCCACCGGTTGTCAGTTCAACAAATGGTTGTTCGTAAGCGCCCAAGTAGGCCCGGATGTCAGCAGCCATGGACGGGTACATCTGGTCATAGGTGAGGGCGTTGGCAGTCATGTACCCGCCCACAGTCTTCTTGTAGGTCCAACCAGACTTCCGTCCTTTAGTGTAGAACTTCTTGTAGAGTTGCTCCTGTTGACGGGTGGGGGGATTATCAGCCACCCCACACAAGGGATGCCAAATAAGCATGACAGGTGAAATCTTCTCAAATGTTATTTGCTGCATGGCGGGGGCTGCCACAGGTGTGGTGGAAGCAGCGAGTTTGGTGGTTGTGTGGAACCGAAAGCGAAAGTTGCTGAGTCGATAACTGTAGCCCACGAGCTTGTGGTATCTGAACTGGTTCCAAGTTTCCCTTGATCTGTAGTCAGTCTGTTCAGGAAACCAGGTGTAGTTGCCGGTGTTGAAGGTGTGCTTATCGCAGTAGGGGGTTGTGCCGGTGAGGGACCATGAATATTCGATCTCTTCCTCCCTCTGCAATGTGAGGAACACTCGTGAGTGTTGGACAGGGCGGATGCTAATTGGTCGGTTAAGTCGTTGATACGTCTGTGCACCAACTCGCCGTGATCCTCGTCGTCGTACTCCAGTCCGTCGAAGTCGAGTACCAGCCTTCCGGTACGTCTTCCTCTTTTTAACAACACGACGACGGATTCCCGTTCTCCTCTTTCTGTATTTACGAACAATTCGACGCGCGCGAGAGTATCGTGCCATTGTGGTGTCTCCGCGTAGATAACAGCCATATAGTAAAGTGTATTCAAGTAGTGTATGACAATAAGCCCGGGTCTGCTCCTTATATACTGTGCGCAGCACACATTCACCCAAGCTGCGCGCAGCGGAGGCCTGCGCGCAGACAGGCGGTGAACATGTCTGCACTCAAGTGGGGATTATCTCAAGTGGCTGACGACGCACTTCTCAAGAGCCACTTGAACTTAAGTGGGTGACTAAGCCGGAAGCACTTGAGTTGAAGTGGACCGGATGCGGATCCAAATCTCAAGTGGTGTGCTAGTGGGCGGGGC